ATACATAATAGGGAAATTGTGAAAACTGTACGGATTTCACTGTTGTTTTTTTTCAACAATACTATTTTTTACTTCAAAGTCAGGTCTTTCTTTTATGTAAGCCCTGATAGTTCTTTCAGTCTTGTCCATATATTCTGCCAAATCACTAATTGTAACTTGACCATTAATCAGACAAGCATTATAGGCGCTTTCAAGCTGAGCTTTCTGCGCTTCTTTTCTTTTCGTTTGCGTTTCCCGTCCCTTCTGTCGCGGGTCTTTGTCGCAATCTGGCGTGAGTTTTTCCAGCTCGCCGCTGTCGTCGACGCGATGGATGGGATACTCGAACCACACGTTCAGGGGCTTGAAGGGCTCGAATTCTCGGAGCGTCCCTTCGATGCGCCAGGCCGTACCCGGCAGGCCGACCTGGTCCGACGTGTTCAGCTGGATCATATCTAGCAGGGCGTCGGCATCGCGGGCGAAGACGCCGGAGCCGCTGGCCCGGTCCATGGACCGCTTGCTTCCCTGGGCGCCTTTGCTGTGATGATGGCAGTAGATGACGGCGCAGTTCAGCTCGGTGCAGACCTTGTCGAATTGGTTGCAGAAGTGGGCCATCTGGTCGGCGCTGTTTTCGTCACCAGTGATGATCTTATAAATCGGATCGATGATGATGGCCGTGTAGTTCTTCTTGGCTGCCCGGCGGATGAGCTTCGGCGCCAGCTTGTCCATAGGGATGGATTTGCCGCGCAGTTCCCAAATGTCGATATTGGCAATGTTGTTGTCCGGCCATCCCAGGGCGTCATATACGTCCTTGAAGCGGTGCAGACAACTCGGCCGGTCCAGTTCCAGGTTGACGTACAGGACGCGCCCCTGGGAGCAGTACCAGTTGAGCCACTTCCGTCCTTCGGCGATGGCGATGGCCATCTCGATGAGGGCGAAGGACTTGCCGGCTTTCGAAGGTCCTGCCAGCATCATTTTGTGTCCTTTCCGCAGCACGCCCTCAATAAGTGAAGGCGATAGCGGCGGCAGGTCGTTCCATACGTCTTTCAGGCTTTCCGGCTCCGGAAGGTCGTCGTTGACGGCCTCAATCCATTCGCGCCATTCTACGAAGTTTTCCTTGCCCAGGTTGGTGTCGATGAGATACTGTTTCTTGGCATCCCGAATAATGCCAGGCATCCGGGACAATCGGGACGGATTCCGGTTCTGCGTATCGATGGCCAGGCCGTTTTTGCGGCAGATGGCATAAAGGTAGTCGACGCGCTTCCGATATTCTTCATAGTTGCCGGCATCGATGTGGACGATGGCATGCACGCTTTTCCCGCCGCTATAGACCAGGCAGGCAACTGGCAGTTCCAGCTGCCTGATGATTTCGTTCTGTTTCTCCAATTCCATTGAGTCGGATTCTACCAGGGCATAGCGGAAGTCCGTCACGTTTTCATTGCGGACGCCTTTGCCGTTCAGCGGATTGAATCGGATCCAGGCGCCAGCTTTGGGATTATAGTCGCCCAGGACAGCTCCCAGGTCCCCATCACAAACTGTCAGCTCTTCGATGAGTTCCCCTGCGGTGCGCCCATAGTTCCCTTTATTCGGCAGGAACTTCCCGTCTTTCTCCCAGGAACTCGTTACATAGCCGACATAGTCGGTACTATCAAACAGCGTCGACAGGTACTTGATGAGGTCTTTGACCGGGTCCCAGTTATCGCCGGGGGCTTCCAGTTCACGGCCTTCTACCCAGTTCTTGTCGACGACGACCTGGTCGTCCCGTTCGGGGATCAGGTCATCCCAGTCATAGGCGATGTCGGGGCCGGCTGATGCGGTCCAACCGCCCCGCTTCGCCATGTCGACAATCGTAGCGCCGGTGACTAAAGACGTAGCGTTATTGTCAAAAGTGTTCCACTTCCGGACACATTCGCCGGGATGATACCGGCCGGCATCGCGAAGGCTCCAGGTGTCCCAGTCGGCGACGCTGTAGCCTTCCAGCTTCAATGCCATGCCTACATTTACCCACTCCTGATAAGTGCAGAACGACGGGTCAATATAGTCCAGGAGGGGTATGAGATTGATGTTTTCCAATATGCCAGCCCTCCTTTATTCTGGCTGGTACGTTGCCGGGATGATACCGGCCGGCATCCGCCAGCCAGCAGCAGCAATACGGCCGATGAGCTTAGACGCCGCTGCAAAGGACCAAGTGCCGACATGCCGGAAGCCGCGGGCCTCCAACAGCCGGATTTGCCGAGCCGTCGCAAGTCCCAGCTCCTTGCGCTTGATGAGCCGGTCCAGCAACAGCTTAGCTTTGCCGGCATTTTCGATTTCATCGGGGAAGATGCCGAACTTTTCCAGGGCCTTAAGCTGCTTGTCCGATGCCGGCATCATTTCCCAACCAAATGAAGGCACGTAATCTGCCAAGTCTTGCGCCTGGATGGACATTTCAAATTGCAGTGGATCTACCAGTTTCCGCTTGCGCTTCTTCATGGCTGCCAGCTTTTCGGCCAGGGCGGCTTCGCGGTCGGCGACAACGTCTTCTGCCGCTTCTTTTTCTAAGATTTCCAAGTCTGCTGGTTCGCCGGATTCGTTGAGTTTTTCGGTCATTTTCTTGGCCACATCTTCCGTTTCGGCAATGAGGCAGGCCGGGCGGCACAGCTCATGCTTTTCCGTGTTCCAGAGGAAGTCGAGGAGCAGTACTTCTTTCTTGCCTGGGAACAGCCGTGTGCCGCGTCCGACCATCTGACTGTACAGACTCCGGCTTTTCGTGGCCCTAAGGACGATGACGCAGTCTACAGATGGGCAGTCCCAGCCTTCCGTCAGCAGCATCGAATTACAGAGGACGTTGTATTTACCGGCATCGAAGTCGGCCAGGACCTGCGCCCGGTCGTCGCTGTTGCCGTTGACTTCGGCGGCCCGGAAGCCGGCTTCATTCAGGATGTCACAGAATTTCTGGCTTGTCGCAACGAGCGGCAGGAAGACGACGGTCTTGCGGTCCTTGCAGTAGGTCTGCATTTCCCTGGCAATCTGGCCAAGATACGGGTCCAGTGCCGTCCCCAGTTCACCGGCTTTATAGTCGCCGGCCGAAAAGCCGACGCCGGAAATATCGATCTGTAGCGGAATCGTCTGGGCTACAATATGGCAGAGGTAGCCTTCTTTGATGGCCTGAACTAAGCTGTATTCGTAGGCCAGGCTATCGTAATAGCTCCCCAGATTGCGCATATCGGCCCTGTCTGGCGTTGCCGTAACGCCTAAGACCTTGGCATCGGCGAAGTACTGCAAGACGCGCTGATAGCTGTCTGAGACGCTGTGATGGGCTTCGTCAATGATGATCGTGTCGAAGTAGTCCGCCGCGAATTGATGCAGCCGCTTTTCCCGTGTCAGCGTCTGGACACTGCCGACGACGATGCGCCGCCAGGACCCGATGCAGGTCTGTTCGGCTTTTTCCACGGCACTTTTCAGCCCCGTAGCTTTCTCAATCTTATCGCTGGCCTGCTCCAGCAGTTCGCCGCGATGGGCCATGATAAGGACCCGTTCGCCGACCCGGACCCGGTCCTCAGCGATTTTGGCGAAGACAATGGTCTTACCACAATTATGGGTGATTGTAAAATCATCTAATAAATAACGGTTGTCTCCATCAACAGTAAAGCCGATGTATGCGCCTGTCCCAATAGGTTCCACAGTGAAACCGGTAACAAGAACATTTTTCTTTTGTTTTCGTGGAGTAGCCATTTTTCGCTGAACTTTCATAGGGATTTTATCGCAGTTCCCATTAATACTGACCCGGTAGTATGTTCCTACAAAATTATTGCATCCCTTTTTACAGGGTGTAACATAGGCCGCGAGCCCAACCGATCTACACATAAAGGCTAAATCATTAGAAAGGCGTTCGGATTTAGAAATAAAATCATAGCCGTTACATGTAAGGTGGCCATCGCTATCTAACAATCCAGCAATGACGTTGAGACGTACAGCTATAGGACCCGTTTTATATATATCAGGCACTTGTTTTGTAGCAGAAGTTTCCCCTCTTAAGCCTAAATCTTTCAAAGAACGAATAAAGGCGGAGCGAGTGTATGCTTTTTTACTGGCAAAAATATAGGTTGTCGCCTTCCCGGCAGGTTCTGTACGAATCCGCAAATCCAATAATTCTGCTTGTTGGTGAATGACATTTACTACTTCAGCATCCATTGTTGTAATACTGACAGAGGCTCCATTCAAACTGCCATCTCCTAATAATATTCCCAAGAAATAAGGATCAATAGGATAATCGGCTTGATGAGAATGATAGAAAGTAATGGCATCTGCTCGAATCAGTTTGTGGATATGTTTTTTCCACTTGCTCCAGGTAAGCCATTCTTTTACAGAAACATCAATAATTTCACCACCATGTTTTTCACTTGGATATACAGGATGATTCGATTCTTTGGTTCGTTTTAACGTCAGCATATGATTTTCATCTACGACGAAAGGTTTGCCTTTTACCGGGCAAATTTTATACAAATATCCTTCTCCGCGGATGATTTGAAGGATATGCCGGGGAGTACCATCGCTCCCCAATAGGCAATCTTTTAGCTGGACATCTTCCACCTTTTTAATGCTTCCATTCGCTAACAATACTGTTTCTCCGATGGCATGGCATCCTGTTGGTAGGACCAGGAGTGTTTTGGTATGGCCGCTGTCCCATTCATGCAGGACGGCCTGTTCGGCCTCCTGCTGATAGGGACGCAGCGTGACGTCGCTGCTCATTTAGAACGCCCCCTGTGTGTAAGCGGGACGCTGTGCCGGCTGACTCTGTGGCTGTGAAGCATTAGGAGCTGCCGTCTTGTCGTAGAAGCGTTTCACGTCGTTGTAGTCTTTCCCGTTGTACTTGCGGACACTGACCTGCATACGGCCTGTGGCTCCGATGAGCTGATTCCAGGCAATCCGGAAATGGCCATCGCCCCGCTGCATCATGCCGACAGCGCAGGCGAAGTTCGTCAGCTGCCATTCGCTTTTGGAGTGCAGGAAGAGATTCTGGCGGATGCGCCCTTTCGTGCCGTCCGGCGTCTGCACTTCATATGTCAGCTTGGCCATCGGGCAGGGCGGCATCTTGTCGCTGCCGTCGAAGTGGGCCCGCTCGAATTCAACGATGGTAAAATCATAATCACCGGGAGGGACGATTTGAAACGAGTCGTCCACTTCGGTAAATTCATCATCCCAACTAAATGCGCGTTCTTCTGTCATTGTTATTACCTCCTATTAAAACGGAACTTTCTTTAACTGATTGATGACCTGCAACATCTGCGGAAAAGCCGCTACAAGGCATCCCATAACGAAATCTTCCGGGTAGTTTGCAATCGGCATGTCTGCCGGAAAATATCCCTTATGAGCCACGGCCTGCTGAATGTCCTGGGCCGTAACATTGTTGGCTGCCATGAGGTCCGCCAGGGCCTGGGGAATATCTTCGTTCGCCTGGACGTCGGCCTGTTCGGCTTCTGCCTGGACAGGTGGCTGCGGCGATTCTTTTGGCGGATCCGGTGCTTTTGGAGCGGGTTCCGGTTCAGCAGGCGTTGGCTGCGGCGTCACTTGGTTCATGACCGGAATGCAGTGCGCGATTTCCTGGTAGTCAAAGGGCAGTTCTTCGGCCAGGCCATGCCGGTTTTTAGCATCCCAGCACGGGTTGTGTGCCGTATACATGACCCGCTTGCCGCCGCTGACTTTCTTCTTGTTGTCCTTCGTCGTGATGACGATTTCCTTGTAATTCACGAAGAGAACCATGTCCGCCCATTCTTTGGCCAGGGCGGCACATTGATTGCCGGCTTTTTGTCCCAATTTCAGCTCATACCGGTCGTATGCCCCCGTTTCTTCGGGGAGCTCGAACTTTCGAATGATACTATGAGCCGTCAGGACGACATTCATGCCGGCGTCGATTAGATCCGACAGGCTGTCTAAGAGCCGGCCGAATTCTTCCTTGACGTAGGTGTAGCCCTTGCCATACCCAAAGTCTTCAATGCCTACCTTCCCATTGGACTGGCAGATAGCTTCTTCACAGAGCCGTTCAGCCCAGTCCGCCGTATCGATGACCAGGGTGTGGTAGCCCATCGTATCCCCCTTGAGGTCCTTGATATACTGCTTGAGCATCTGCCAGGACGTCGGCCTGGGAAGGCGGTCTACCTCGAGGTGCGACGTGCTGCCTTCCGTATCGATAAACAGGGGCTTGGGGAACTGCGCAGCAAACGTTGATTTGCCGATACCTTCCGGCCCGTAGATGACGACTTTCTGGGGCTTTATGATTTTCCCTGAGATGATCTTCATGATGTACTCCTTTCTAAAACGTGCCGGGTGTCCATTTCGGGGCAGCCGTTTTCGGCTCTTCTTCTTTCGTTCCTACCTGGGGATGTTCCGCCTTGACGTATCCGTCTTCAATGATGATGCTGCAGGTGTCATCCGTTCCGACGCGGGTAGCGATGACCTGCAGCCCTTCCCCTTCCAGCCATTTGCCGAAGGCGGCCAAGGTTTCAGAGTCCATCTGTTCCAGCTTATCCATAAGGACAAAGCCGCAGTCCGGTTTGAGTTTGCGGACGATGGCCGTAGCCACCTGCAGTTGTTCTGCGCCGCTCATGCAGTCCCACTTCTGACCGTTATACGTCAGCTCTCCATCCTGGACCGACAGCCCTGGCAGGGGCATGTCTGCCGAATCCAACAGTTTCATCCGCTGTTCTTTCACGGATTCAATCTGCTGGGTCAGGTCGCCGTACTGGCCGGCCAGCTCATCGGCTTCGGCCTGGACCCGGTTCTTTTCGGCATTGGCCCGGACCTTGGTATTGATGGCGTCAATGTTGGCGATATCCTGTTCCAGTTCGGCCGTGCTTTCATCCTGCCAGTTCGCTGAAGCCGTTTCAGCGCTGTTGATGTCAGCCGTGACGGCGGTTCGTTCATTGATGAGCGCCTTCTTCTTGGCTGCCAGTTCATCCATCTTTTCATCAATCTCATCCAGTTCTACGTCGATGCAGGTCTGCTGATCTTTTAAACTTTCCAGCATATCCCGCTTGCGCTGGTTATCGGCATTCTTGGCCAGGATGGCCTGCTGCCGCTTGATAAGGTCAGACGCACTGACCGGTTCTGCCGGCGCATCGGGATACCAGGCCAGTTCTTCTGCGTGTTTCTTCTTGCGGTCAGCAATCCGGCCGACTTCCAGGCGCTGATTGTACAGTGACTTTTCCTGGCGGTCTAAAACGGCCAGCTGGTCACCGACGCCGATGATCTGCAACAGTGTTTCTGCCTTTTCATCGTTCCGAGCTTCCATGAATTTCGGAAGGTTCAGGGCCAGTTTTTCAATGAAGCAGTCTAAGAGCTGCTAGCCGGCCTTCTGCCCCGACGGGTCGATGACATGGAGTGCAGATGATTTGCCTTTGCGTTCCACTACCAGGCCATTACTGAGTTCGATGTGGATAGACGGCGGAGCGGCGCTGCCAATACGCTGCGATTCGGACGGCTTGAGCTTGTTGCCACCCAGTGCCCAGGCAATGGCATCCAATACGGAAGTCTTGCCCTGGCCATTCCGGCCGCCGATGACGGTCAAACCGTTTTCCGTCGGCGTCAGCGTAACGGCCTTGACGCGCTTCACATTTTCAATTTCTAACTGTCTGATTTTTACTGACATAATAGCCTCCATCTGGTATAATGAACTTGAGTGTTTTTGGTATGTGGCTGTTGTCGGCGGTTGCCGGCAGCAGCCAATTTTTTTTTAGTAGCGGATGACCAGCCGCTGACCTGGTTTCAGTGTCGGGTTCGGTCCCAAATCGTTGTTGATCTGAATCTGGTAGATGATCTCCCGGATATCCTGCCCGGTCTTGTCAGCGATAGGGCCAGCGATTTCCCACAGTGTTTCGTCTGTGTCGACGACGTGGATGATAGCTGCATCGTTCGCAATGGTTTCGGCATGTGACCAGGGCGTCGTGCTACCAATGTACAGCCCGACCCCGAAGGCGGCCACAATGACCATCGCGCTACGGACGGCCCGGAAGCGCGGCTTGCGCTTTGGCCTGGTCAACCCATGTTCGTAAATCTTCCTTGTCTTCATGTTTCCCACCTCCTTCCATCTTCGTATCAATCCACTGCCGGATCTGCCACCCTGGGAAGCGGATATGGCTGTCCGGTGTAATCCGTACATATGGTATTTCGCCACGCTTGACCATGTAGTACACGGTGCGGGTCGAAATATGCAACGCTTTCGCCAACTGATTGGCGCTATAAATCATATTCGGATCTAACGTGACATTCATCTCTTTCACCCCTTCGCTAACGTTGCGCCGGCCTGCTGTTCAGCTTCATTCTTCATACTCATTTCTCCTAGTGCCCCGCTTCCTGGTCGTCTTTTAGTAGTTCAAGAATGTGATGATTCCAGAGAAGTTGATAGCCGCTGTGCCCGGTGCCGTGGGTATACGGAACACGCTCGCAGTACGGCTTTCCGATCGCGGTAGGTACCCAGTCAGTACCCACTTTTTCTTGCAAGCCTTTGCCATTCAGCATGGCGTTGACCCGTTGCGGGCTGGGATTCCCTTTACTGTTCAAGATGCCCAGTTCCTTGGCAATCATCGTCGGCGTCAGTGTCGACGGGTTAGTTTCTGCCGGGATGAACCGTTTCAGCGGGGTCATATCGACGCCGTAGGCTTTTCCGACCATCTGCATGGCCGCGGTCATGGCCATTGGCTTCTTGACTCCGAAGGTATCGGCGATCATGGCTGCCGTGTCGGCCGCATCCTTTACCGCTGTCTTAATCATCCGCGTACGGTAATATGGGTTGGGCGTAATCTGCGGCGTCTTGATGGCCTTTTCCATGGCGTTGAAGGCTTCGAGGAATTTCAGTTTCCATTCAAGGGCTTTTGCCCCGTTGAATCCCATGACCAAGAGGCTGAAGCCGTCGCGGTTCATGTAATACTTGGAGTATGTTTGCCCGTTTTGGTCGTTCGTGTAAGTAGCCTTAAAGAACATTTGTTGGGTATCCCCACTTTTGGGGAGACCCCTTACCAGCGCATCAATGTCGCGCATTACATGGTCATGTCGCTTACCGAAGTGTTCTGCTACTTGTCGGCTATCTGTGACCAGCTGATGGTTGTACATAGTTACGAGTTCATTCATATTCGTTCCCTCCTTGTAGTAAAAGCTGACTTAATTACATTTCGTATTTCCCGCCATGCTATAATGAACATGAAGGGAGATGATTAATTTGAAAGATAATTCTATTGATTCTAACCTTATGTCAATTTTTAATTCTATAGCTCAAAATTTTTACCAAGATTTAATACATCCTCCAGCTGAACAGCTGGGTATCGCACTAGGACAAATGGCTTCTGCTGTTCGCATTACTACATTACCTTTCGCAATAGCCGGATATACCGCTGATTCTTTGTTAAA